AACACCTACCAAGCAACGTCCTTCTGCAACACGTCTCCATTCTCCACCAATAATTTCAGATGGATTAGTATTTACTAGAGTAATATAAATACTACCAATAGGATATGCTTTATTTAATATTTGTTTAGCTACATAGTCTTCTAATAACTTAATAGTTACAGGACTATTAGCATTACCACCTATAGTTACATCAGGTACTTTAACTATACCAGTAAATGTAGGGCTATCTGCTTTAGCATAATAAGATGGTAGCATACCACCAAGTTTTTCAGCATTATCTACATTAACATTTAATCTATTAGGATTATCACCATAGATTACATGACCATGCTCATTAACTGTAACTCTAGTATAAGTCCCAGAAGTAACCCCACTTGTAGGATGCTTATAGTTATTAGCAAAGTTATCAATCTTATCTAACTTAAACTTATCTTCGACACTCATTAGACCAGCTACTTGTTCAGTTGCAGGTTTAATTCCATCTAAGATAGTATTCCAACGATTACGCTCTTCAGCTGTAATATGCTTAACATCATCTTGAATATGAGCATATGATAAATCAATCTTCTCATTAAGCAAGGAGTTAAGTTCTTTATTGGTGATTTTGTCTAGTTGTTTATCATAACTAACACCGCTTCTACTAGAAAAAGAAACGGCTAATTTACTAGTTGCCATACTTCCTCCTTACTAACATACTTGATTTTTATATTCCCAAGTATCACCTTTACCGGATCTCATTATACATTGGTTATCAAAAAGAATAAATTCATATGCTGGTTCATCTTCATCTGCACGTAAACCAAATACTGTAGCATATTCAGACGTTGTTTCTGTATCTAATCCAAGTACTGATACTTTACGTTTGCCAATGAATTTAAAGAAGTTAGAATAATCATTTGGTTTAGTTGGTTTCTCAGTATCATCATTCAATGCTTTTAAGAATAAACCAACTTCAGCAAATACTGAATTCCATTTCTTAACTGAGTCATATGCATTCAAACAGTTGTTAGGACCAATCCAGAATTTCTTTTGATCTTTCTCTTCAGGATCGTTCTCTTGTTTTACATATGGAGATTGAGCTTTAATATAACCAATATTAGCAATTTGATCATCTTCGGCATCTAATTTAGGCATAGGTACTTTAGGAGTACCAAAGAATGTTGGAGAAGTTAACTTAGCATAAGAGTCAGCTGGTACATTACCAAGACGATCTGCATTATCTGCAGTTGTATTAATCTTAGTTGGATTACGACCAGCGATTACATGACCTTGTTGATCTACTTCTACTTGCAAATATAGTCCAGGTGTAACTGCCGTATTAGGATGCACATAATGATTTGCTTCAGCTTCAATACCAGCAAGTTTTAGTTTTTCTTCTGGTGACATAAAACCTTTAGTGTGTTCATCTGCCAATGGTAAATCAGTTACTTTATTCCATCTATCTTTGTCTTCTTGAGTTACATGAATAACTTCATTTTGCGTATGAGCAAGATTCTGCTTTATAGTATTCTGAAGAGATAAAGATAGTTCTTTAAAGCCAATTTTATCTAATTCATAGTTATAAGGCATACATTAACCTCCTTTATTTGTATTACGTTTATGTTCAAAATAGGGCTCCAATGAGTTCTGAGACCCATTGGAGCGTAAGGTTATTCGCCTTCAGGAATTAATGCAAGAGCATCTTCACATTCACTTTGGAAACGATCAAGTAAAGCTTGACGACTAGCAGATTGGTTCCATTCATAAGAAGAGCATACACCAAGATAGATTGCTTTAATCATAGCTCTATCAATATTCTTACCATCTACATAAGACATAGTTGGATATCCAAGATAATCAAGAGCATACATCCACATTTCTTCGATATTACCGATACCATATTGAATAGCACGAGAGAATACTACTTGTTTCATAACTTCATGATGGTTTTCAATATTATATCCGATTCTACGAAGAATAGCAATTGCAGGATCATAGTAATATTCAAGCACATATTTATCTTGAGCTTCTTCGAAATCTTTAGCATTATCAGAGTTAGCTAACCATTTCCATGCTGCATCAAATTCAGCACCAGTTAAAGGATGTTTAGCTAATTCAGCCCCAAACCAATAACCTTTTTCTTGTAGCCAGTCTACAAATTCATCTAAAGAACCTGCATTACTAGAGAATTGGTAAGTGCCATAAGATTTCCCGCCTGGGTCTCCACAACCACTAGAAATAGTACCAATACCAGCACCACCAGATTCATACTTTTCGGATAATTCACCGATTTTCATAATTTAATTCCTCCTTACATTTCTTTAAGCGGCTTATGAATCTTCTTTGGTCTAGAAGAATTAGCCATTTCAATAACATCATCTGCAGCTTTACTATTAACAGGCACCTCTACAATCGGATGCTCGACAACCGGCTGCTCAACAATGGGAGTTTTTACAATTTTTGGTGCAATAGGAAATTCACCTTCTGGAGAATTCTTAGAACTATCCACCAACCATTTGAATAAACCAATTAAGCCAACACCACAGGCAGACAATCCTTGCCAGCAGCTATCAATTTCAAACTTAGTTCCGTATAGTCCATTGGACCAGTAACCGAATAACCAAGATCCTAAAACTAAAACTGCTGCCAATAGACCGAAGCCCATGCAAATTAAAGCCATATTGGCTCTCAGAGATCTTAAAAGACTCATGAATTTTAGATCCTCCTTTTATAAAATAAAGCCCCAAAATACCCTCTAAAGGTGGAATCGGGGGTTATCATTATGTTAAAACATTATGGTAATTGATTAACTGAAAGGAGACAAATATGGAAGTCTTTAATCCTGTATATGATAAAATTTCATTAAATGATTTATCTCCAGAGCTTCAAGCATTAATTAAAGATTCTTCTGAGTCTGTGTCTTATAACTTAAGTAGACATATGAAAGATAAGAATGCTCATATTAATAGTTTAGATAGAGAAGCATGGAATAATAAAGCACCTAATGAATCACCTAACTTTACTGGTGTACCAACTGCACCAACTCCTACATTGGGTGATTCTTCCAATAAAATTGCAACTACTGATTTTATTACTAACACACTTAAAATCTTTAAACCAGAGATTGCAATCAAAGCTAATAGATTGACTAATAAGATTAATATCAAACTTGGCGGTGTAGCTGATTCTACTCCAGTACAATTTGATGGTAGTGGGGATCTAGTTATTCCTGTAACTACAGTAGACACTTCTGCACTTAGAGGTGTCTTAGGTAAAGATAAATTATCTGGTAAATATGATATCTCTATTTCTGGTAATGCTAATCATGCAGATACTGCAGACAGAATTGGCGGTATTGAATTAAATGAATTAGCATTGAAAGAATCTCCAGCTTTCCAAGGTAAACCAACTGCTCCGACAGCAGTATTTGGTACAGCTACAGATCAAATTGCTACAACTAAATTCGTTGATAAAGCTATCAAAGCATTAGACTTAGCTGCCATTGCAGCTGGGGCTGGTGGTACACAAACTGGTACTAGATTCAATCCATTTAAAATTAAGATTACTGGTAAAGCTACAGCTAATGAAGTAACTGTAGATGGTACAAGTGATGTAAATCTTAATGTAAGAGATTTAGCTATTGATTATAATGAGATTGCTAATAATCTTAATATCACTAGAGTTAATGGTCATACTGTAGGTAAAGATGTACCAGCTGATGCGGTATTTACTGATACAGTTTATGTGCATCCAAATACACAAACTGATTTAACAGCAACTGAATTTACTGCTGTTACTGTAGATCGTCAAGGTCATGTAATTGCTGGTCGTAATCCATCTACGCTAGATGTGAATATTACTAAGAACGCTGCATCTGCTGATAAATTAAAAACTGCTCGTAAGTTTAAATTCTCTGGTGTAACTGCAGCCGATGTATCATTTGATGGTACTTCTGATGTAACGGTAAATGTCACTGCTATTCCAGCTAATATTATCACTGAGTCTGAAGATAAACAATTTATGTCTAAAGCTCAAAAAGATAAGTTAGCTGCTACTTTAACTGCAACTGAGATTGCTGATAAGATTACTGAAGCAAGCTCTGGTATGGAATGGAAAGAAGCTGTAGATACTAAATCTAAAATCTCTACTAGATATCCATCTCCTAAGAAAGGTTGGACTGTATCTGTATTAGATGAAGGTAATACTTATCAATACAATGGCTCTAACTGGGTAGTAGTTTCTAGTAGCAATATGCCTAAAGCAACTACAACTGCTGATGGTAAAATGTCTAAAGAAGATAAAGCTAAATTAGATGGCATTGAAGCTGGTGCTAATAACTATACTTTACCTGCTACATTACCAGCATCTATGATTACTCAAGATGATAATCATTACTTTGTGACTAAATATCAAAATAAGAAACTCCAAGACTTATACAATAAAGGTGAAATGGATACTAAGTTTGCTACTAAAGCAGATTTAGCTAAAACTGATACTGTAAGTTTAGGCAATGGATGGAAAATCTTAGCTACTAATACTGGTGAATTATCTTTCACATTCAATGGTGTTGAAAAAGCTAAACTTGGTACTGATGGTGCATTCAAAGCTGTAAGCTTAGAAGAAACTGGAGGTAACTAATGTTACCTGTGACTAGAAAAGCACTTAAGTACTTTATGAAATTGATTACTCCTGAATATATTAGCTGTTACTTTGTAGCTGTATTCTTCCAAATCTTATGCTATATTACTAATCCTATCGTAGTTCTATTCTGTGATAAGTATGGTAATCTTCCTAAGATATTTAGACTATGGCAAACTTATGATAATTGTCTAGATGTAGATTGGATGATCTATGAAGAAGTAGTTCCTAAAGTATTTAGATATGACTTTAAGAAGCATTATAAATATTACCCAGAAGAAAAGTCTAATGAAGAGTTAGTTCCAGGTCATGTAGCTATCTTAGATGATGACTTTACTTTTAAAGAAAGAGTACAACGATATTTCTGTAGACTATTATGGTTATATCGAAATACTGCTTATGGATTTGCATATAGAATTCTTGGTATAACTTACACTGGTATTAACCAACACGTATTAGAGAATGACCAAACTAAAGGTAAACAAATCTTTGTATCTTTTATTGAAGATCCACATGGTATTGATAGATACTTCTCTGTAAAATCAGCAGAATATTGGATAGTACCATTTACTAATAAACAATTTAGATTTGATATCTATCTTGGTTGGAAGTTAGCTGGTACTCAAGAATATACTAATGAAAAACGTGCAATGGTTGCTATTAGAATTAATCCATTCTTAAGTGTAAAATAATTAAAAGTGGTACATCCAATTAATTTGGATGTACCATTTATATTGTTTTGGAGGCAAATATGATTAATGTAATCCCATTAATAGCTAAAAAGTATAACCGTAAGGGGGATACGTCTGGTAGTCTTAAATCATTAATATCTGATCTAAATTGTGTTACTGATAATGATGATGTTTTATTATTCTTATCTAGTATTCCTAGAGAGACAAAGTATTCATTAGATGATGCTTTTGATATAATTGTATCTGATGATACATATAGTAATATATTTAGAGATACTTTAGTATTTCTAAATATAGATTTAGATTATCATAGATTATTATTGAATGCAATTAAATCAGAGTCTTATACTATCATATGTATGATCAATAAAGCAATACCAACTCCTGATTTATTCTTGGCTAAGAATAACTATGAATGCTTAACTATTGCTTTAGATAAATCATATGCAATATTTGATAAAGTACTTGGTATGGTTGTTGGTCAAATAAAACATACTGCATCTTCCAAAGAAGGTAGAGCTTTAAGTATATTTATGACATTATGTATTCTTAATAAAGATATTGATAAGTTAGCTTCTTTATGTACTGGATACTTAGCAACTTGTAGATCTGAATATATGGTAAAAGACTTAATGAATAAATCTGCTATGGACATCACGCCTTTCCGCAACATTTTAAACGAAATGTATGCCGCTGACATATCTGTTAAGATAAAATCGGCATATCGGGCGAGGTTTCAACAGGGGAAATTCATGGGAACTACCGCCCCTTATGGCTATATCAAAGACCCTGCCGACCACAACCATCTGCTGATAGATGATAAAGTGGCACATGTTGTAAAAGAGATATTCGACCTTGCATTAAAAGGGAATGGAGTTGCCAAAATTTGCAGACATCTTAATAAACAGCATATCCTACGCCCTGCCGCTTATGCGGCGGAGCGTGGCGAAACAGGCTTTGAACGTCATTTTGAGGGGAACGAGGACAAACGCTATATTTGGAGTGGGAACAGCGTGAGGAGCATTTTAAGAAGCCCGATATATGCGGGAAATCTTGTAGGCTACAAACGGATTGCCGCCAATATGAAAAGCAAGAAACGCCCCTCTAAGCTGCCCGAAGAATGGGAAGTGATACCCAATACCCATGAGGGAATAGTCACGCAGGAGGAATTTGATATTGTCCAACAGCTTATTACAAGTCGTAGGCTTCCACAGAACAAGGGAGGATTTGTAAATATTTTTGCAGGCGTTATCAAGTGTGTGGACTGCGGATGTGCTCTGCGGGCAATGAACGTACACAGGAGGAAACGCCCAGAGATTATCGACTGTGTACAGTATTCATGTAATAATTATGCAAGAAACGGAAGAAGCGAGTGTAGTGCCCACAATATAGAAGCAAGGGATTTATTCAATGCCGTTCTTGCCGACATCAACTGTTTTGCGGATATGGCAGTGAATGATGAAAAGGCGGTCAGGGCCATAGAAAAGCGGCTCACGGAAACAGACCAGAGCAGGGCGAAAGCATTAGAGAAAGAACGTAAGAAGCTGAACAAACGCCTTGCGGAACTGGACAGGCTGTTTTCCTCTCTCTACGAGGATAAGGTCATGGAGCGTATTACCGAGCGGAATTTTGAGATGATGTCGGGGAAATACCAGAAAGAGCAGCTTGAAATTGAAGCAAGGCTGAAAGAGGTGACGGAAACTCTTAATGAAAGCTACGAGAAATCACGGGGAATCCGTGACTTCCTCGCCCTTATCCGAAATTATCAAGGCTTAAAAGAACTGGATGCAACAGTTATAAACGCACTCATAGACAAGATACTTGTTTCGGAGCGTGAGAAGATGGCAGACGGAACAGTGAAGCAGGAAATCAAGATTTACTATAAATTCATCGGCTTTGTCGATGAATTATGA